ATCACATTGGAGGAATGATTGGATGGTCAAATATTTCTGCAATTAGTGGAACAACACTTAACAACATGATTGAACAAGAGATTAATTTTATTGAAAATTATGTATCGGTAACAATTGATAGTACAGCAATACCTGAACGTTATCAACCAGCAACTATAGATTTAACTTTTTCTAAAGTTTTAATATCTACAGAAGCAACTGAAGGTGGAGTTGACGATGTTAAACTTGGTGACTTATCTATTAAGTCAGGTAAAGGTGGAAATGCTGAATTAGCAACTCAAATGAGAAAAGATGCATTACTAAGGTTGAGAGAAACACATAGAAGTTTCAAATATAAAAGAGTAATAAGTTGTTAATATGGCAATTAATAGTTTTTTAGAAGCTGGTATCAATAAAATTATGAATTTAGGTGGTTTAAGTACCACTGTAAATATTCTTAGTTATAACTTTAGTTCTGGTTCATATGATGACGATGTTGTCAAAACGTTAACTGGTTCTAATGTTATTAGCGGTGTAGTGTTTCCTATTAAGTCTAGATATGGAAGTGAAGAAGCAATGTTAATGGAACAAGGTAAAATATTAACAAAAGATAAAGTTCTTTATACAGGTAGCGTAAATATTTCAGGTAATCAAATTATAGATATTAAAGGTGATAAATATACAATTATTCCAGATGGAATTCAATCGTGGTATTGTGCTGGTTCAACTATTTATAATAAAATGTTTCTAAGACATACTATTACAGGGTCGTTATACTAAAATGTTAGGTATAAAAATGACTGGATTGCTTACATCAATAGCATTTATACAAGCTAAAAAATCTGATCTCAGAAGTGATGTAAAAGATGCCGTTGTAAAAGCTACAGCAATAGTTAAGGAAGAAGTTAAGAAATCTATACAAGGTCAAGCTGCAGAACCTAGAAGTATAGATACACGTGAATTTTTAAATTCTGTAGATTCTAGTGTTGAAGACAACCAAGGAATTGTATATTCAGATGTAGAACAAGGTGCTTTTATGGAATTCGGTACATCTAAAATACCTGAACGAAGACATTTTAGAAATTCATTAAATAGAAAACATTCAGAAATTATTAGTATTTTTAAGGATGAAATCGATTAATTATATAATTCTATTTTAAACGTTTATAAATAAAATAATGTTTTATGTATTATATTATTAGCATATAATATATCAATTAAATTCCAAGCGAGGAAAAAATGAAATATAACACGTCAAGCGAGACAACAAAAGATGAATCTATTGTTTTAGATAAACCTAAAAAAGTAGAAGTAGTTTCTAAAGATAATTTATGTTTGAATTGCGGATTTAACATACCAAAGAATGCAGATAAAGGTATTTGTCCAAATTGTAAACGAAGATTTAATAAAGCATAATGGCAATTAGTTCATCAACATTTATTGAAAATACAGTTCTATTTATCAGAGATTTACTTAGAAATCAATTAACAGATCCTTTAAGTCGAGCAAATAATTTGGAATTTATTATGACTGCTTATCCAAAAAGATTAGTACAATATCCTATTATAACAATTAAACAAATTAACATAGTTACTAGAAAATTAGGTATGCAATCAGAAGTTCAGGATGCAACAATATCTTTAGAAATAAGAATATGGACAAGAAATGCTAAAGAATGCGATGAACTAACAAGCGATGTTATAGACAAATTACGTGACAATCAATATTCAGCAACAGGAACAGATAATGAAGATATATTCGGTTTTAATATTTCATCAGCAAATTCCATTGTTGAGGTAGAAGGTGATAATTCAATACATTCAAAAATACTAGGCATAGAATATCGTGCCATATTGAACTAAAAATGAAAGGAGGTTATAAATTATGAGTATATATATTGCGGATCAGAACAAGGTTTCTTTTAGATGGGAATCTGGAACATATGGTAATCCATCAGGCACAGCAGCTAAATGGATTGGTTTAGTTACAGATCATTCTCCGACAGAAGAAGAAAATGTTCAATCAATCAGATACACAGGAACCAGCAGTAGAAATGTTTCACAACAAATCAGCACTGCAAAGGATTACGAAGGTACAATGACTTTTCATCCACAAGATTTCAGAATGTTTGCATTTGCTTTAGGTAGTACAGTTGATACTTCAGGTACAACAACTACACATGTTATTAGTGAAGCAGATAGTGATAATAGTTATGCATATACAAGCGGAACTAATCACAATTTTCCATCATTTACTGTTTATGATAGTAAAAAAGCACAATTAGATGGTGAACATCAAGTTAGAACATATAATGGATGTGTGGTAAATAGTATAAATATTTCAACGTCAGCTGGAGAACCAGCAACATGTGAATTAAATTACATGGCGCAAAGTTTAACATTAGGAAGTAAAACTGCAGACATACCAGCTATTGGAGATGAAGATACATCAAGACCATTTTTGTGGAGTGATGTAGCGGTACACTTACCATCAGGAACTAAGATTACAGAAGTAAACGATGTTTCATGGAGTGTTACTAATAATCTTGAAAGAAGACATTATACAAACGGATCACAAGTAGTAGAAAGTTTAGTACCATTAAATAGAGATTATGAAGTTTCTGTTACAATGGATGCAAATTCAACTTGGGGTAATACATTCTATGAACAATATTGGCAAGGTGGAAGTACATTTAACATGATGTTAGAAGTAAGTGCAGCAGCTAATAAGAAAGGACTTGTTTACATGAGTGGTTGTAAAATCACATCATTTGAAAGTCCAAGTCCAAACGAAGGTATAAATGAATATAGTATTACAATTGTTCCAGAACAGTGTAATATAAATTCCAGTGATACTGTTGTAAATTACAATCCCTGGTAGGATTGTTAATTTTTTATTTTTATTTTTTTTATTATTAATTTCAAATAAAGGAAAAAGGAGGAAACAAAATGAGCTATTTAAAAAAAGAAAGAATTTTTTTCGAGCGAGATGAAAACGGAAAGGTAATCCCACTAGAGATAACTCTAGAAGCATTATCAGATAAACCGATGATCAAGGCTACACCTTTAACAAAAGGCGAATTAAATAGAATTGCACAACAAACAAAAGGAACAGAATTAGAAGCAGATACTGACGTTGATATAATTATCAACCATTGTATTGAACCTAAATTTGAAGAAGAAGATAGAGAAGCATTAAAAAGTGCTAGTAAATTAGAAGTAACTAATGCTATCACAATTGCAATTTTATCAATGAGTACAAATATGTCACAGGGTGACCTATTAAAGCAAGGAAAAAAAACTAGTGTTGATAAGGAATTGTCAGATTTTCAGCAAAGGTAAAAGGTGATAAGGGTGAAGATGTTTTATACTTTCTTCACAAGTATGGCTATACATTTTTTACCATTCCAAAATTGATATTGCCGGAAATTAACGCATTAATAGAAGCATATTCGAGGGAGCAAAAGAGAAAGGAAAAATCTTATAAGAAGGCTTCAGCAAAATCAAAAAAACGTAGATAAACATGGTAAGCGCATTAGCAAACAGCACAGCAGTAAACGTTATTATTAATGGTATTGATAACTTTAGCAAGACATTTAAATCTTTTAAAGCTGGAGCATTAGTATTAGGAGCAGTTGGTGTAGCATTAGCTGTTGGATTAACTAAAACTGTTAAAGCTGCAAATGAAGTCGAAGTTGGTTTTGCTAGAGTTAATACATTATTAGATAAAGGTCAAAATTCTCAAGAAATTTATGGAAAATTTGTTCAAGAAACAAATAAAAAATTAGGTAATCAAGGATCACAATTAGATGTTCTTGATGGTTTATATCAAACTGTTTCTGCCGGTGTTACTGATACAGCAGATGCTATGATGGTTATGAATGCAGCTGCAACTGCAACCGTAGGTGGTATGGCAAATCAAGAAGACGTTATTAATGCACTAACTAAAACTATGGCTGCTTATGGTTATGAAGCAAGTGATGCTGAAATGATTACAGACAAGTTTGCAGCAACCGTTAAATACGGTATGACTACAATGGGCGAATTAGCAAGTGCCTTTCCTACCGTGGCTGGTATGGCCGCACAAATGGGTATTTCTTTAGATGAAACATTAGGTACATTGGCTGGTATGACTAAATTCTTAGGAAGTACAGACGAAGCAACAATATCTTTATCCGCTACAATTAGAGCATTTCTAAAACCTACTGACGCTATGAAACAAAAGGTTAATGAATTAGGATACGAAAGTGCTTCTGCTATGTTAAAGCAAGAAGGATTAAATAAATCTATGAAAATGTTGTATAATGATGCTAAGAAACAAAAAAATATAGTTGACGATTTAAATTATGAATATGGACCATTAATTGAAAGTTATAGTTCTGCTAAATATATTTTAGATCAAATGAAATTAAGTGGTGAGGCTTCAACTGAAGAATTAGCAAATCAAGCTCAAGTAGTTAATGATGCTAAATCTGCACTAAATGAATATGCAAAATCCAGTGGAATGGGTATTGACGAATTAGATAAATTAGCTGCTAGTTCTGGTGACGCAAACGAAGTAATGGGTGAATTATTTACTAATGTTCGTGCATTAAAAGGTGTATTTCCAATTGTAGGTGTAGGTGCTGATGATGTTGCAAAGTCAATAGATGGTATGAAAGATTCATCTGGATTAGCTGAAGAACAATTTGAAGCAATGGCTGATACTGCTGCTTATACGTGGGGACAAGCGACAAGTTCAATGCAAAATGCTTCAATAGCATTAGGAGATTCTTTAAAGGGTGCATTAGCTCCAGCGTTTGGAGTAGTAGCAGATGGAATTAGTAAAGTAGCAGATTGGTTTACAAATTTAGATCCTAAATTACAGCAATTTATAGCAATAGGATTAGTTGTAATAACAGTTGTAACAATATTAGCTGCAGTAGTTATGGCATTGGCCGTTGCAACTGTAGCATTGGATGTTGCCCTAGGGCCAATTATTTTAATAATTTTAGCAATAATTGTAGTAATATTAGCAGTAGTTGCCGCTGTTATTTGGTGGAAAGATATTCTTATGTTTTTACAAAAAGTTGCTAGTGCAGTTGTATTAGGTATTCTTAAAGCATTTTGGTGGTTAGGTGATCAAATGACACTTATAGGAGCAGCATTAAGTAATGTATGGGCGAGTGTTTGGAATGGAATAGCTGAAGGTGCTAAAAAAGCAGTACTATTTGCACTAAAAATGTTATCTCCGTTAATTAGAGCTTATAATAAAATAGTTAAGGTTTTCGGTGGAAAACAAATAGATATAGGAGCACTTAAAGGTAAAATTGAAGCTAAATTTGAAGGTATGAAAAAAGAAAAAATTGATATGGACGCATTAAAAGCTCAATTAAAAGCCGAAAGAGAACAAAAGGCAACTATATTTAAAGGGTTAGCTGAACAAGATCGTGCTCAAATGGCAGAAAAAATTGGTTATGATAAATACGAAAAACCAGAAGAAGATCAAAGTATAGATTATACAAAATTAGCAGCAGCATCTGAGGATAAATATTTAAATAATTTAGGTGCTAAACTTTCGGAAGGTGAAAGAACTAATGATGAAACTGCAAATCAACAAATGGTTGATCAATTACAAAATCCGCAATCAACTACAGTATTTAATACTATAGAATTGGATGGTGAAGTAGTTGCTCAAAATCAAAATGATATTCTAAGTGAAAAGGTAAGTACATAAAATGACAATTTATTCTAGAATTGTAAATAATGGAAGTGAAATTAAAGACGCATTTAATTATTCTGTTAAAAAACAAGTTGGTGATATTAATGCTTCTTCAAGTTTTAAATGTAACGTAGATAATTATGCTGGTAAAAATGATGACAGATTCGATGTCGGAGATGAAATAACAGTTTATTCAGATAAAAATGTTAATCCTCCTACAACTAAAATATTTACAGGTATATTAGAAACAATTAAGTTTCCGTCTACTGAATTAGATGAACAAATAACATTAGCAGGTCGTGATTACTCTGCAAGATTAATGGATCAAAATGTATTGCCTGAAGTTTATACTAATCTACCAGCAGGCTCAATTGTTAAAGATGTTATTAATAAATATACAGATAATATTACAATCACTAATGTTGATGATTCTCCTACAACAATTGAAAGAATAGCATTTAATCATATTCCAGTTTTTGATGCAGTTAAGAAATTAGCTGAATTTGCAGGATATACTTTTTATGTTGATGAAGATAAAGATTTACACTTTAAACAAAAATCAACAGTGGATAGTGGTAAAACATTTGATTCTACTAATGTTCTAAAAGCAAATATTAAAGTTCGTAGGGATAATATGTATAACGAAATTTGGGTATATGGTGAAAAATATTTAGCTTCTTATAAACAAGAATTTGTTTCTGATGGTGCTGGCTCTGTTTTTGATCTAGGTTATCAACCACATAATTCTCAAGTAGATGTTGGTTCTCCAATTACAACTGCTACTAGACAAAAAGGTGCTATATTTGGTATGAATGATGTACCTCCAAGTGGAACAGATTATTTAGTTGATTATTATGATAAAAAAATTATTTTTGTTAGTGGTACAGCTTTAGCTTATTCTAGTATTCCAACAAGTGGTGCAATGATTACTGTAAATTATGACAGGGATTTACCTATTATTAAAACAGGAAAAAATTCAACTAGTATTAATGAATATGGTAAACGTATGAAAAAGATAGTAGATAAAGATATTAAGGATCCAGATACTGCACAACAATTAGTAGAATCAGAATTAGCTTTACATTCATTACCAGAAAAAGATGGTAATTTAACTATACAAGGTATTGCCAATGTAACTCCTTCTCAAACGTGTACTGTAAATTTGCCACATCAAGATGTAGATAATAAAATATATGATATAATTGAAGCTAATTATACTTTTAATAAACAAAATAATGAAGCTGAAAAGGTACTAAAAGTTAGGGTTAATAAAAAAGTTAATGATGTTACTGATACAATTAAAGATTTAATGAATAGTGTTAGACAATTACAAGCAGGTGATATGAGTGATACTGATATTTTACCTAGATATGAATATACAACTGGAAGTTTAGCAGTTAGAACAAGTGGTTGTGTCGTGTCTCAACGTAGTATTGCAGGTGATACTTTAATATGGGGTAATTCTAGTTACGGAATATGGGGAACTGGTAAATGGGGAGATGGTGCAACAACAAGTTTTATATTAGGAAATGTTGGAGCAGCAATATTAGGAACAACTAAATTAGGTACACAGACTTCCGCTTGGGAAGTTGTATACTCAGGATGTTATCCAGCATAAAATGATAAGGAGGACAAAATGGTAGTTGTAAATTATACTAAGAATAGAGTAGCATTATTATTAGGTGGAAGTATAGCAGAAGAACCAAGTTACATGGCAATTGGCGTAGGAAGTAGTACTGTTGCTACAACAAATGTATCATTATTAAGTGGTACAGATACACAATCTGCAA